CCTTTTGATTTTGCAGCTAACTGCTGCCAAGTTGCCGGTAATGCAGAAATATAACGTGCTGCATACTTACGGGTGCCAAATTCAACATAAGATGAGTATTCAGCTTTAGAACCTATAACAGCACCCAAAGGTGCAACATCTGAAAAAATATTTAACACTAAATTACTTTCATCTTTAGGTGCAAGTTTTTTAGCTGTTTTTTCAACATTTTTACCAAATTCATTAAATACCTTTTGTATCTGCGGCTCATACTTCTTTACATCGAACCTTGCCAATGTTTTTTCTAACCCCTCAATCTTTATGACAGATCCAGCCATTATTAAAATTACTTTATTTCTGTTATTATAAAATTCAACTGATCAACTGTTATATTTGTAGATGCACTTGTATTAGTGCAATAAATTTCTATATAATCATTCAGCCCCATTGTTACGACACACGCAAAAAAGACATTTTCTGCTCTACCTGATGGATTTGCAGTAGATTTAGTTCTTGATGGCGTTCTTACAGCAAGTAATTGACTGTCATAGAAGCCAAATTCGCAAACATTATTATTACCAGATGTAAATGATAAATTAGCTTGTATTAAATATTTTCTACTAATTACAGCATCACAGGTCAACCTATTGTTTGAATGACTAAATTTACTCGTATCAGCACTTACACTTGTTGTTCCGGCAACTTTATAAAATGTGTTTTGTACGGTTATTGTTGTTGCTGTTGCATTGCCTTGCATATATAACTGACCGTTTACTGCTGTGTTTGTTATGTTGGTGCAATTAATAAACAAACTATCATTAGAAGTTTCATCTATGCCAGCGAGATATATTCCACCACCACTAAAATTTACCGTATCTAATATGTAAGCTTCAGTTGGTATAGTAGCACTTGGATTTACATTTATTCCTATTTCTCCTGTCAATACAACAAATGAAGAATATATAACCCTAAATCTTCTTGAAATAATCAATGTTGCTGGTAATATAAAAACGATATTTCCTGCATTGCAATTAAATAAACATTGAGAAATACCAATAGTCCCAATAGTTCCGTCAAAAGTTAAACCACCTGAATTAAGAAAAGCACTGTCGGTCAGAATAAAATTTGAATAATCTTTAATCGTTCCGACAACTGCACAATCTGTAAAGTTTACACCAAACCAATCCAGGGCGGTTGTTGTTCCATCACCATCTAAGTCTAAAGCTAAATCTGCTTCAATAGTTATATTTCTAATTGGTAAAGAATAATTAGATGTTATTAATGCAGCAGCCAGTCCTGTTGATTTTATTCTACAATTTTCCGAAGAGCCACCAATAATAGTTGTATTAACTCCACAAACTAGTCTATCTCCTGTAAGGTCAACCGTTCCTGTAATAAAATACGTTACATTATCCTCCAATGTTATCACACCGCCAACAGCGGCTGGGAAATCCGATTTTACATCGACAAAAACAACTTCACTATTTGCCAGATTAGCAATATCCTGGGTAGTAGATTTTTTTGTTGCACCGCTTTGAACAATAGGCACGCTTTCTGTTCCGTCTAATGATGTTGCTGCTGTTAGTTCGCTAATTTTAGTATTTGCCATGTTATATAGTTATATTATCTCCTGATTCTGTTATTAAATTATTTTCAGTTTCCGTTAGTATATTATTATAAAATGTATCAGTTTTTGTAAATTGTAAATTCAAAAAATGCTTGTAACCTTCAGTTTCAATACTCATACTGTTCATCTTACAAACCTGCCCTTCATAGATCATTCCGGTAAGTGAACTGAAGCGGCCATCAAACCTGACCTTAACCCGGTAATCATTTGTGTTCAAATCTTGTGATTGTGCAAAGGTGCTGCTGCCTGTCCTGTCATCTATTTGCGCCCACTGTTCCCAGCGTTCAGTTTCAACTGGTCTTGAGCCGCCACCTGCATCCACGGCATAGGTTTCATTAAAAAATATTGGCCGTCTGTTAAATTTACCGATACCCATTATTTTTGGCGTATTAATGGATTAAGAATTAATTTGGCTATTGGCGACATTTCGCTTCTCTCCTCCCCCCTGTGTTCATACAGGAATAAAACCTGTTCCATTATAGCCGTGCGGTACACTTCAGGCAGCGAAGCAAACCCCGCTGTGTAAGTTACCGCCATACGCCCGTAAGGTGTTTGTATTTGGCTGAAATTCCAAACTAAGGTTAACGCATCACCCTGCCAGTCAACCGCCGTTGGCGTGTTGGTAACAGGGCCATATGGCAAAATAAAGCCACCGTTTGCATTATTTATATCAGCCACCACAGTCCGGGTAACCAGGGAAGTATTGGTGTAGTGTTCACACATCAAGCGGGCTGTGGTAATCAGTGCGGTGATCAGCGCATTATCAGCCGTCTGATCAATCTTGCCCCATAACTTTACATCAGCAAGGGTAACCGGTTCAGCACCTTCGCTGCTAAATACAACATTGGTTGTACCGTTGTATAACCCTTTTGCAAGGTCAGCACTGTATTTTCTATCCCGCCAATAATAATCTTCATTCCTTGAATAGTCCATTGTTATTTATTAAAATAGCCCTGCCCAATTCAGGACAGGGCCATTGTTATTTACTAACCATTTGCATTAAGATACTGCATCGAATGTACCGTAGATGAAGTAGTCGTTGCCATATACAGGCAGTGCAACTCTTTCTTCGATACGAACAGTAACCTGATTGGTTTGTACGTTAGTTCCATCTTCACGGAAGAACTCAACACGGGCTGGCTCCCTTGTGATGAAGTTAGCACCCATGTTCCAATCACCTACCAAGTAATCAAATGTAGTTTGAGCAGTTGACCTAAATACAGGTACACCGGCAATGAACATTTGAGAACCGATTTTCTCAACCAGGTTAACCGGTAAAGTGTATTCGCCTGAAGTAGCTGCTTTATACAACCAAAGGTTATACCAATCGGCAGGGTTAAGCAAAATACCGTTGGCTTCCCTGTCAAGGTTTTCCAGTTGTGATATTGCGTTAACCAATGTTTCGGCCCTGTTTGTAACTGCAACAGCAGCGGCAGTGTAGTTGCCTACTGACTGAATACCTAACAGATTTGAACCAACACCGTTACCGTTTAAGATTTGCTCATCTTCAACACGCAACAGCTTCTCAGGTAAACGGCTCTGTAAGAAAGTAGTCATACCTTCCACATCGTTCAACAGGTTAACAGACATTTTCATAAAGCCTGCAATCCACTGTGCTTTAACTGATGTTTCCTGTAAAGCCAAACCAAACTGAGGTTTTAAAGCACCTTCAGCAGTTGGGGCAATCGGGCTGCCTGATCCTGTGATTTCTTTTACAAAATCAAAAGTGCTGTTAGCACCCATACCGCCACCGGGTAACAATTCCCTGATGTGCAGCTTTCTTTTTGGCAATTCAATGATGCCAGGCTTTACATAGGTTACACTTGCACCGGCAGTTGTAAATGCATTACCAAAGGTCATATCTTTAAGGTCAAGTGATAAACTTTCACCTTTCTTAAGCCCTTGAATTTTGTCTGCATTTTCTTTTGCGGCTATTGCAAAGGCTTGCTGAAAGTTTTTACCTTCAGTACCATTTGCAGCAAAGCGGCCATCTTTAACCAGCTTTTCCATACTTGCCCAATCTTCAACCAGTTGCTTAATATCGGCAACAGCTTTAGTGATCATGGCAGGCTGTACATCAGCAGGCAAAGTGTTTAAAGCGGCAAATTTCTGATCTACTAAATCAGACATTTTTTTAATTTCGGCAGCCGTATTTGTTTCGGCTACTTTTACCACGGCGGCTTTAACTGTTTCCAGTTCGGTGGTAAGTAATGTTTTTATTTCGTTCGTTTCCATTTTAATTAATTTGTAATTGTGAAGTAAATTGTGAGAATGCCTCTTTTATTTGCTTCGCATAATCCGGCTCCGGTGCAACTGCGGCGGGAGTGGTAATATCTTTGAAGGCTTTTTGTAAGAATAAAAGTTCGTCTGTAAGGAATAAGAATGTTGTATCTGTGAATGTACCTTTGTCAATAGCTTTGATAAGGTTTTCAATACGATCTTCAACGGTCTTTAAAGTTTTCATGCCTATAAGCGGCGTGTATTGGTTTGAACCCCATGCAGTCAGTGATGAAAATTCATAAAGTTTAACCTCATGTATTTGCGTTTTTTGTTCCTTCCAATCTGCATCCGGGTTTTGTACGGTCTTGCGCACTGTGTTAAAACCTATTGAATGTTCAGTGATAAGGCCGCTATCAACCATTTTCATAAAGTCAACCGCCACGGCATTACTTCCTATTTTAGATTCGTAATACAAACCGTTGCCATCTTCTTTAA